AAATAATCATGGCATACAAAGGCTCACAACCATTCAAAATCACGCTTGAAGCAGGCGCTGACCTCTCATCAAAGCAGTACTACTTTGTCAAACTTGACAACACTGGTAAAGCAGTTGTTTGTGCGGCAGCAACTGATATTCCAGTTGGAGTGCTTCAGAACAACCCGACCTCTGGTCAAGCAGCAGAAATTGTTGTTGTTGGACTAACCAAACTCTCGTCAGACGCAGCACTTGCGATTGGCGCACTTATCGGTACTAGCGGAGATGGTCAAGCAGATGCAAAGACCATGGGAACTGACACCACGGAATATGTCGTAGGAACTGTACTCGTAACCACTGGCGCTGCTGGTGTTGTTGCTTCAGCCCTCGTCAACTGCGCTAACCCACATCGGGCAGCGTAAGGTCTAACAAAGAAAAGAATCAGGAGAAAAAGTTATGGCACAGCCAACCGCAAACGATGTTCATGTTGATGCAATCCTCACGAACATTTCTGTCGCTTACATTCAAGACCAAGCCTCATACATTGCGAACCGAGTGTTCCCACTCATTCCAGTAGAGAAGCAGTCAGACAAGTACTTCACCTACAACAAGGGTGATTGGTTCAGGGATGAGGCACAACTTCGTGCGCCAGCAACTGAATCAGCAGGTTCGGGCTACACGCTTGCTACCTCAACCTACAGCACACAGGTTTACGCATTCCACAAGGATGTTGACGACCAAGTTCGTGCAAACGCAGACACTCCATTGAACCCAGACCGTGATGCAACTCAGTTCATCACTCAGCGTATGTTGATGCGCCAAGAAGTTCAGTGGACTTCAGACTTCTTCACCTCTGGTGTATGGGCAACCGATGTAACTCCATCAACATTGTGGAGCAACTACGCTTCGTCAGACCCAATTGGCGATGTTGAAACTGGTAAGGCAACTATGCTCAACAGCACTGGTTTCTTGCCAAACACAATGGTTGTCGGTTACGAAGTATTCCGTCAACTCCGTCACCACCCAGACATTGTTGACCGTGTGAAGTACACGAGTGCAGAAAATGTCACTGAAGACATTCTTGCCCGTTTCTTCGGTGTTGACCGTATCTTGGTTGCTCGTGCAATCCGCAACACTGGTGCAGAAGGTGCAGCAAACTCGTTCAGCAACATCGCTGGCAAGAACGCAGCGCTTTACTATGTTGCCCCAACTCCTGGAATCTTGACCCCATCGGCAGGTTACACCTTCGCATGGCGTGGAGTTTCAGACGGAATGGGTGCAAACATCGGAATCACTCGTTTCCGTATGCCAGAACTTCGTGCAGACCGCATTGAGGCTCAAATGGCGTGGGATAACAAGGTAATCGGTTCAGACCTCGGTTACTTCTTCGCATCCTGCGTAGCCTGATTCAATCAACTTCTAGTTAGGAGAAAAGCATGAATCGTCTTACTCGTGGTAAGGCTCTAGTCGGTGCATTGAGCATTGATGTTCAGGACTTGACGGTTTCTGATGATGTTACGGTTGGCGGAGATATCCGTGTAACTGGTAACGCATCGGTAACTCGTTCAGCAGCAACAATTGCTGATGGTGCTTCAATGGTTGCTACGGCAGCCCATGTAATGACCAACACAATTGTCTCTGCTACACCGACTGCAGCACGAAATGTGACTACAGGAACTGCATCAGCAATTATTGCTCTTGCTACTGGTTATTCAGTTGGTGATACGACTGAATTCACTGTTATCAACCTCGCAGCAGCAACTCATGCGTTGACGCTCGTTGGTGGTACTGATGTAACGATTGTTGGCTCTGCTATTATTTCAGCAGCATCAAGCGCAACTTTCTATGTTCGTATCGCCTCTGCAACAACGGTTGTTCTGTACCGCAAATAATTCATAAACAAAAAGAGAAAGTGACCTACAGTGTCCAAGATAGACCCTCTTATTGAAGCAGTAACTCCAGTAACGAATTGGGTAGTTGTTCTCCGACCTTTTTACGGTGACAACTTCCAATTCGTTCGTGGGGAAGTGTGTGATTCAAGCGATTGGATTCACACAAAAACTCTGATTGGTAGGCGATATGTCGCCCCTCTGCCTTATGGTGCAGAAGTTCCTGAATTGGAAATTCAATCAGATGGAAGCGAGCGCCGTATCATCAAAGCGGTTAGTGAAAACTTTGTTGATGAAGTGCCTGAGATTCCAGTTGCTAATGC